ATTACGGTTACATTTACGGGAGCATCAGAGTGTCCAGCTAGCATATCTCGCAGACCCTGTAGAAAGTTTATTGCTCCCCTTGTACCCGCTACTCCATGATTCAACACCTCATCTTCCAGGTGTTCCATGTGGAGGTTTTTTTGTTCTGTTAAAAATTCGGAGAATGCAAACATATTAAATCCATGACTTTGCAAATTCTTTTTCTACTTCTACCTTCATCGTAAAACTAGACCCGCTAGAAGTAGTAAAATTCATTAACATATATATTGGTAAAGGTGGTTTGTCTTTTTCATCTTGAAATCCGGACATTAAATATAATTCAGTAACATTATGTCCTCCTAAATTATATGTCGATTTCGTTTTCTTAGCTTTTACGATTCGTATTACTATAAATGGTTGATCAACTGCTAAGGCGTGTGGATTATCTATCAATCTGTCGAACTCTAAATCTTTAAATTCCTGTTTTCTTCCCATATAATGTGCTTTGCCACGTTGACCATATACAATCCATAGAGGAAGTTCTGTATTTCCAAATTTTGCCTCTGCTTTTGAATCGGCAACGAAATGCATAGCGGCATTCATAAGAGGTGCATGACCTTCCTCTTTGGTCATATTCTCTCCAATTTTTTCTAAAATAACATTAATTGCATTATATGCAGTATAATGAGAAGCTACTTTAAGTGGCAAAAATAAATCTCCTGTCCTTACTGCAGTTGTAATCTTCCCTTTTTCATTTAGTTTCTTGTCCGGGTTTTTTAATTTCTCAATAATTTCTTTCGCTAATGTTGCAAAATCGCTTTCAGCTAGCTCTGCTTCTGCCATTGAAGATTTAAATAATACTGCTGGTTTCTTTTGATCTTTGTATGCTTGTCGTTTTTTGTCATCCAGTTTTCCCGCTGTCTTCATAAGTTTTTTATATTCTGCATTCACCGAATGGGAAAATAATTGTTGTTCAAAAATTATCATTTTATCTAAAAGTCGTTTCCTGTCCGAGTCTCTATCAAACGTTACCACCGTAGATTCTTTTTCTTCAAGGTATTCCTCACTTAACGTTCTTGCAGACACACCGGCTATTTTAAGTATTTCATTTGCGTTATCCAATACTGGATTAGACTTCATAACCTTATTGGCTAGTTTAAATATTCTTCCAACTAATTTTCTTAATTTCTTTTTTGCCCAATTTACAAATTTTTTAAATCCTCCAACAACTTTATCTTTTATAGATTTAAATACATCAAATAATCCCTCATCCAATAAAATTTGATCTATTCGGTCATCAAAACCATAAGATACGCCAAGATAATTTCCCCTCTGCATTACTTCATTAGTTTTAGGTGGTTGTATCTCTAATTTTGTTACATCAGTCACCACCTCCACAAATTTACCTTTTAACCATGTAGTTAATTTACCGATTCTCGCGTCATCTATACCCTTTTTCAATGAAATTTGATACCATTCTATTCCTTTCACAGCGGGAATTGAACATAACCCTTTATCGTCCCATTTAATATCATCTTTTTCTGTACAATTTAGTAAGGCTGCACCTAAATCTGCTGCTGTCCCTTTGGTGATAATAATAATATCTGCTGTATTTTCTTTAGTTTTCGGTGTCTTAAAATGTGGTTGTATTTTTTTATAATATTGTGGACCTATATTCTTGTGAATTATGTTTACTTTTCCCCACTTAATAGATTTTGGCATTGCGGAATCTTTTATGTCACCCCCAATATAGTCTATTGCTTCACATACCATATCCCAATATTCTTCTTCCTTCTCTTCTCCCTTTTCCTTCTTTATTTTTGCTGTCTTCTTTTCGACCTTCTGCAACCACTTTTCCCCTTCAGGGTGAAATTCGCCGTGCTCGCGAGCCTTGTCAATTTGTGTCCTGTTTGGTCTTGTTCCTCCGGAAAAAGAAGAAACAATATGTACCCAACTTTCATAAACACCGGCTGCTTTAGTTCCTGAGCCTACAGATCCACATAAATCGTTTATCAATTTAATCTGGAAATTTTCTTCTTCTTCTTTGATATATGTCTTCAGACTCTTCATTCATTCCCTTATATTAGAATACACTTTACTGATATATTTATAATACTAAGTCACCCTACCATCGGTCCGGGTGCATCTGGTGGTATATTATCTACGCAGGCTTTTAGAAAAACATCCTTGTGGAGTAGATGCCAACCTTCGCAAGTTTCTTCTTCGACCACATCAGCAAAGAAATTGCCGTACTGGTCTTCCATCACGTAAACTTCTTCACCATGATGTGAATGACTTTTGTCCGTAAGAAATAGGACGTGGATCATTATACCCATTTCAGGGAAAATGTAATACTCATCTGGCAAGAATGCCTTGAGCGTGGGGATTGGGGTGCCTTTATTTTTTTCTTTCCGGTATTCTTCCAGATTTACAACTTTATCATCATTCAAACTTAAACTCCCCAAAATCTTTTTTATTCTTCATTCTACCTTTTGTAGATTTATCAAATAAAGGTATATCATCTTCTTCTACTTTGCCGGTATCTACTAAATCGGATTGAGATTCATCACCTAAGTCAATAAGTTTCATTTTTGCTCTATCAATTCCAACCAAAAATTTCTTATTGATAGTTGGATCACCATAACGATTCTTTAATTGTTTAACCAATATTTGACCGGCCGCTTCAAGATTGTCATTACTAATAATTGCAAACATGAAATCTGCTGTTGCTGGAAGTCCAAAACTTTCACTAGTATCCTCTAATCCTACATCGGTACTTTGAAATCCTTGTCTATTTGTTTGAGTGGCCGACAGTATAGGAACATTAAACTCTACTGCTAATCCTCTAAGTTCTTCCGCAATCGACTTAACATAACTGTACGAGTTTACATATTGACCAGGTTTAATTCTGGATGAAGAACATATATTAATATAATCAACGTAAATTATATCTGGTTTAAAGTTCCGTTTCAAATTCAATTCATTCAATAATGCCCTGAAATGATTGGTACTTGCGGCTGCGGTGGGATATTCCTTGATAATTAATCTACCAGAAAATTTACTTCGTAGGTCTTCAATCTTTTTTTCATACATTGATTTTGGTAAACTTACAAGATCATCTAATCGCACATTCAACAAATTTGCATCAATTCTTTCCGCAATTCGTTCCTCTGCCATTTCCAAAGTAATATACAAAACATTATGACCTTGTGATAAACAATTAGCTGCAAAGTGACACATAAACAATGACTTACCAACACCAGTTCCCGCCATTGCAATATTCAAAGTCTTAGAAGATAATCCGCCTTGTGTTATTTTATTGAAGTATTCAAGGTCAAAGGGGATTTTCTTTTCAACTTTGTGATAATAATTAAACCGATCATCAGAATCCAAAAGATAATCATGACCAACATGAGGGTCAAAACTAACAGAAAGAGCATCGGTAAGCAACTCAGGAATAGCACCTTTGTCAGACTTAGATTTTTCGGGTTCGTCCAATATCTTGATTGAACTGACAACGGCGTTGTATATTGCCTTGTCCTGGCAGAATTTTTCTGTTGTCTCCAATAACCATTGAATATCTGTTTGCTCATCTTGTTGCCCTTCCAAATAGTTTAAAAGCCCGGTTACATTTTCAAACTCTTCGTCCTTTAATGTTGTATTCTCTAATTCAATAGTTAATGCTTCTTTTGTGGGTAAATTATTGTATTTATTGATAAATGCATTTACTTGTTCATAAAGAATTTTATCGGTGTGTTCGATGAAATATTCTTTATTCAGAAATGGTAATACTTTTCTCGAATATTCTTCATTGTGTATTAAATTTTTAAGTATTATTTGTTCAATCCTTTGTTGCATCTAACTCCATTTTCTTCATTTGTTTTTGTAAAATTTCTATTACCCATTTTCCCAATCTCTTCTCAAAATCATCACCTTCCTTGTCAGATATTTCATAACCCAAATCATGTGGTGGAATTTCAAAATCGTATTCGTATGAGCATCCTATGGTACCATCATCTCCGGCATTATCTGCTAACTTAAATGTTGTATATCTAACTATTGCACCATCAAACGGTGAACCATCTTGTACCACTATACATAATGATTTATCTTTTGGGTCATTTGGATTTGAACATTCTTTATAAGGGGACCGGCCCGTTTCAAAAAATGGGTCATTAATCACCATTGGCATCTATTACCTCCACTTCATCAAATCCACCATACAAAAACACCGTCTTGGCATGATCATTTAACTTATCAAGAA